TTCGTGAGGCCACCGATGAACGAGTGCGCGGTCGACCCGAACGTGGTGGTGTCGTGGATGTCGTTGTCCTGCTCGAACTGGATGCTCGTCAAGTACGGGGACACGTCGTTCGTGCCGTACGTGAACTGAGCTGACTTGCCATGCGTAGGCACGTGCCCTCCTAGGCCGCTACGTCAACGGTGAAGATGACCCCTGGGTAGGAGCCACCGGCCAAACCAATCTGCGTGAACTCCGCCTGGGTCACACGGCACGCGAACGCCGTGATCCCCTCAATCGCGGCCTTGATCGAAGTGCCCGCGGCATACTCGGCGAGCCGGTCCCGTGTCGCCCGGTCCACCTGCGTCCCCACCCCGACGTACACGAGAAACGTGAACCTGTCACGCGCGCGGCCGTACGTCAGGTCATACGTCACCAGCGGCATGTCCACGAACGCGAACGGCGGCACCGCGGACTGCGGGGGGAAGTCGAACACGCGCAGGTTCGGCACCGTCGCCAACGCCACACCCAACGCGTCCATGATGTCGCCGAGAATGGTGGCGGTCACGACGCGCCCCACCAACGCTTGTACGGGCCCAACATGCCCTTCACGTCATTGTCCAGGCCGTACAACAGCCGCAGCTCATTCCCGAGCTCCGGGGAACCCGCAACACCGGCCCACGAGTAGCGACGCATGAAGTACCGGGCCGCCTGGATCAGCGTTGCCTGTTTCACCGCGGAAGGCACCGCAGTCCAGCCGTAAATCGCGGTCAGCTGCACACCGCGCGCGGTCAACGGGAAGTACGCGCTGGTCTGCGGGCGCAGCGTCAGCGCGGTGTACGGCTCCCCCACGAGTGGCGCGTTGTACGGCCACATGTCGAAGTCCGTGCCCAGCGTGACGGTCACCTCAAAGATCCCGTCGTAGTTCTGGTCGAACTTCAAGATCAACCCGGTGGTGTCCTGCACGTCATTGATCAACAGCGCCGGGCGCGCCTCGATCCACTGACCGGGGTACGTGTACACCGCCGCGGTGGCCGTGCCGGTGTTCCCGAACTGCCGGTTGCAGTACTCATCCACGGCCCTCGACGCCGCGGTGACGACCACCGCGAGAGCGGTGTCGTCCACCGTGTCCGCCACGGTCAGGTGCGCCTTCAGCTCGGCCACCGTGCAGTAGTCCGGTGCCAGCGTCACTGCATCCCCCCGAAGCGCTCAAGCTTGTGTTGCCGCGCATGGCGGACCTGCCACTCCAGCAGGTCCGCCAGCGACTGTTCGATCCGTTCAAGCTGCGCAGCGCCCCGCGGGCGCCGCCACGCCGCCAGAGCGGCAATGGTCGGCGCCAGCGAGGCGACCACGACAGCGAGCAGGTCCACCGGTCAGGCGGCCTTGAGGAGAACACCGGCGTTGGCGTCCTGAACCATTGCGTCCATCCGCGCCCAAGCCATGTAACCGACCTGGCCGTTCGCGGCAAACAGCTCATTCAGGGTCACCATGGTGATGTCCCGGACGTGCCGCACAACGTAGGCCTGCTTGAGGTTGCCGAAGAACCCGAAGTTGTTACCCGCCACGGCGCCGGGGGTCGGGCACGCCTGGTCAATGATCACCGGGAAGCCCAGCAGGGTCAGGCCGGTGAGGCCATTGGTCAGGTTCATGCTCGCGTCCCAAAACAGCGGACGGTTCTGCGAGTCCTTCATGTTGCGGATCAACTTGAGGGTGGCGTCGTTGAACACCCAGACACACCCGTCGGTCCGGTAAGCCGGGTCCAGGGTGTGAACAAAGTTCAGCAGGTCCGCGTAGGTCGGCGCGGTGTTGCTGGACCACGAAGAGGTGGCGGTCAGGCCACCCGCGGCGGACAGCAGGCCCGTGGGCTCACCGGCGCCGGTCCCGTTGACCAGGTTGTCCGCCATCTTCCGACCGATACGCTCCGCCAGGCGGGACGCGATGTGCCCGGTGATGTCGAACGCCGAGTCCTGCAGCAGCTCGTACGACACCTTGAGCGGCGCGTTGCTGGCGCCACCAGAGGAGTACTTGTACGCACCCAGCGCGCGGGTGCCGTACACGATGTCCGCGCCACCCTGCGGCAGGTTCGCACCCTCAGCGGTGATAGCACCCACGTTGGAGGTGTCGTCGTTCGTCAACCAGTACAGCGGCTCGCCGGTAGCGGTGGTGATCTCCTCCGCGCCACCCATCACGCCACCGAACGCCTTCAGGCGCTGCACGAGCTGATTCCGGAACGTGGTCGGCACCAGGAAGCCACCGGCCGAACCCACACCCTCGGACTGAGCACGCTGCACCATGCTCTTGTCACCCAGCAGGGCCGCGCGGAACGCGGCGCGCTCCACCTCCTCGGTGCTCTCGGTCTTGGCCGCGACCACCGGGGACACGTTGACCGACTTCCACGCCTGCTGACGCTTAATGATCTCCTCGGTCTTGCGGGCACGGTTCAGCAGCGCCTCCAGGCGCTCGTACTCCGCCATTTCCTCATCGGTCAGGCCACGCTCTGCCTCACCGTTCGGGCCCGGAGCCTTGGCCTGGTCAACCAGGGCCTGCATCGCGGCCACGAGTTCTTCTACAGACAACCTTTTCACCCTTTCCGCAGATGCTTGGCCCTCGCCAAGATCAGTTGTTCCCGCAGCGGACGCTTCCGGGAAGCCTTACGAACAGTGGTTCCGGAGTACGCCGGGATGGCGACCAGGGAGACCTCAAGGAGCTCCGCGAACGAGCGATGGACCACGCCCCCATCGACGCGCTCCACCTCGCCGGGCATCGCGGTGAACGACATGCCGCGCAGGTCCCCGCGGCGGACAAGCTCCCGCGCATCGCGACCAAGCGTCGTGTCCGGCAGGTCAAGCTCAAACGCAAGACCCTGGTCGTCCTGGCGCAAGCGCAGGGTGCCCGATGACGTACGGCCCAGGAGCTGACCGAAATCGTGGTTGACCGTCGCGATAACGTCCGGGTCGCCCGCCAGAGCAGCGTCAAACGCTCCACGACCGATCGTCTCCGTCCCCGCGTAGTCGTCCTGGAGCGTCGTCGGCTGGTCGTACACCGCCGCGTAGCCGCGGACGGTCATACCGTCCACGGCCGCGCGGGACACCCCGGTGTAGTACCTGCGCTGCACGGTCAGACCTGCGCCGGGGGAACAGCCACGACGAACGCGGACACCTGCGCACCGGTGGTCACCGAGGTCGAGGTCACCGCGACCTTGATGAACGGCTTACCGGTGGAGGTCAGGTGGGTCACCGCCTGAGTGGTGGACGCCGCGCTGATGGCCGAGAACGCACCGCTGATCGGGGTCACCGAGGTGTACGAACCACCCGACGTCGCGGACTCGGTAACCGAGAACGTGTAAGTACCGTCGGTCCGGGAGCCAACCGCAGCGATGATCATCAGCCGGACACCGGGCGGGTACGCCGTGGTGTCAATCGCGGCCGAAGTCACCGTGGTGTTGCTCGACACGGTTTGCGGCTGAATCGCGGCAGTCGTGGTGAACCGCGAGTCAAGGTCATAACGAACTGCCACTAGAATCTCCCATCACATCACCCGCCGGACCACCCGGCGGAGAAACCTCGGGGGCCGCAGGCATAGGCCCGCGGCCCAACGCCAGGCGCGCCTCATCCACCGTCAACAGCCCCGCCTGGTACTGCGAGATGACGCTGGCCGTCTCCTGGATCGGGTCGCCCTGCAACAGCGCCTTGTACTCGAACTCGCAGTACGCCTTGTTCTGCAGCAGCGCCGACAGGCGCTCCGCGATGCGCTCGGTGTAACCGACCAGGGTGAACTTCTGCCACCCACGCACGATTTCCGCCACGCCGGTGCCCCACGTGCTGGCACCGTCCTCGGCGAGCAGGACCTTCGGCACGCCCCAGATCCGGCACACCTCGGTCACCGAGTACTGCCGTGACTCAAGGAACTGCGCGTCCTTCGCCGAGATCGACATGGGCAGGATCTCCAGCGACGCGTTGATCACGTGCCAGTCCCCGGCGTTCTTCGCCCCGGACATCTTCGCCTTCATCTGCGCCATCAACTGCTCGCCCTGGCGCTCGGTGAGCTCTTCCTTCGGCACGATCAGGCCGCCGAGCATGAACCCGTTCGCGTAGAACCTGGCCGCGCTCTTCTCCCCGGCGATAGCGATGCCCAGGACGTTGCGGAGCTGCCGGATCGGCGACAGGCCCCGCAGGCCGTCAGCCGTCCGGTACATGATCTGCGTCATGTCCTGCTCGGTGTACTCACGAGCAGTCGACTCGCCCTGGAGGTGGACGATGAACGTCTTCGCCCCGGACTGGTCGCGCTTCACTTCGTTCACGAGTGACGGGTGGATCGGCACCAGGCCCGCCAGCGTCCCCGCGGCCGTGTACACGTGCAGCAGGAACGCCTCACCCCACAACGCCATGTGCGTGGCGATGAGCGCCTTCCACTCGTACGGCGTGTACAGCCCCATGCCGGGGTCGTCCATCAAGCTGGGGATCTGGTTGACGTTCCCCGCCGGGTCAACCTTGTACGAACACAGCGGCAGCGACGCGATTGTGTCCGCGATAAGCCCGACCGCGCCCCACACCGCCGAGATGCCCAGCGTGGACGCCTCGGAGACGTTGACCCCGGCGTCGTTCCACGCGCCCACGCCGATGTACTCGGCGAGGGCCGGATCTTGCAGGGTGAAGGCCGGACCAACGAAACCACGAGCCACGGGTTTCGGTGCCGGACGGAAGACGTCCCGGAATCCCATCCATCTCAGCATGCGAGACGGAGGTTGACATGTCAATCAGGGTCAGAGGACCATGATTGCCTTCTCCGGTTTCGCCGTCAGCGCCTGCGACGCCGCCACCACCGCCGCCACCGCGGCGTCAATCTTCTTCGGCGACCACTCGCGCTGCTTGGTGATCACCGTCCCGTGCTGCGTCTGTTTCGTCACCGCGTTCGCCAGGTGAGCGGCCAGGACAGCCCGCGCAGGCCCAGTGGAGCAATCCCGCACCCGTCCCTCCAGAACAGCAGCGTAGAAAGCCGTACACGCCGGGGCCATCCGCGCCGCGCTCCCGGTCGGGAACTCCACCACCCGTTTGCCCCACAACCGCTGCCACTCCAGGCCCTCGCTCTCCCAATATGGCGGGTCGTACAGCAGCGTCGCGTCAGTCCGCTCCATCACGTCATGTAGCGCGCGCTGCACCTCATCCCGCGGGACGCGCCACGGCTCCGCCGGGGGCAGGAACGCCGGGCGCTCCCACACCCCAACCACCGTCACTTGCCCCGCGTCGTTCGCGGCCACCAGCGCGGTCGAGTCGTGCGAGTACGACCCGTCGAAACCCCGCCACGTACGCCGCGACCAGTCGAACGGCGACTCATCCCGGCAGGCGCTCCAGGCGCCCGCCGGGAGCCACGACGCCGCCGTAGCAGTCCACTGGCCCAACCGGAAACGCCGGTACTCATGCTCTGGCAGGCGAGACAGCTCCGAACGGAACACCGCCTCCAGGTCCGGGCGGTCAGCCAGGACCGGGTTCGCCTCCCGCAACGCGGCCGGATCGTCGTGGGCGCAGTTCGGGTCGCTCGGCTCGTAAACGCGCCCCCACAGCTCGCCCGACTGGACCTGCTCGTACAACCCGTGCGCCAACGACGTCATGTCGTACCCCGGCGTCGTAATGCCCAGCAGCAACGCGTTCGGGTCCGCCGCACCCGCCAGCACCATTCCGTTCCAAATCTCGTCACCGCGCTGCATGTGGACTTCATCGAAGATCACCAGCGTCGGGTTGATCGACTGCGACGCGGACAGGTTGTTCGGGCGGCACTCCACGAACCCGCCCGACTCCGGGCACTCCAGCCGCGCCTGGTACACGTGAACCGAGTCCACCAGCGCGCTGCGGGTCACCATATGCACGAGCTCCCGGAACAGCGCCGACCGCAGATTCCGCTCGGAGTCCGCAATCAGATACACCGCACCGCCACGCAGGCACATCTCCGCCAACGCCACCGACGCCGCGAGCCGGGACTTCCCGTTCTTCCGCGGCACCTGCACGTACGCCACCCGCGGCCGGTCATCCGCCAACAGCTCCGCCACGATCGGCGCCTGCCACGAGTAATGCGGGCCACACACCGCCGCGACCCACTCCGCCGGGCCCCCGCCGGGCGGCACGGCCGGTAGCGCGGCCAGGTCACGCCGCTTCGGGCCCGCCTTGATAGCCACTACGCCCGCCGATCCGCCGCAGTCTTACCCCGATGACACTCCACACAGAGGGGGCGCAGGTTGTCAGGGTCACTGCGCCCCCCCGCCCACAGGGGCACGATGTGGTCAATCTCCACCCGGCCGTAGCGCCCGCACGCCGCGCACGCCCCCACCCGCGGCAGGTGACGCGTCGCGTTGCGTTCGCGCCGCCGCCGCGACTCACACTCGGCACACCGCGCCCCCGACTTCGACCGAGGTGTGGCAAAGCCACTGCATTCGATGCAGAGCTTCACCAGTCCTCCGGAGTCTCTAGAAAAACCGCAGGTCAACGGCCGGATGTGAGTGGAAAAAAACAGGTGGCGGGGTCTCCGAGCCCATGGAACTGTGGACTTTCCACAGTCACAGATCGATGTGGACACCGTTCAAGCTGTTCGACCAACCCATCAGCGTCAGGCCCCACCGCTTGGTGATCGTGTCCACGCGCACACGACGCCACTTGCCATCAGCCCTACCGGTGATCGGGCAGTCCGTCGTCCAACACCGAGCACGACGCCCCACCTTGGTACAGCCATCCAGGATGGCCACGTGCCCATAGCCGTGGCTACCGCCCGACCAGTACACCGGCCGGTTGGTCACCTTGCTGCCACGCACCAACGGGTTCAACGGTGCAGCGGCACGGCCAGCCATGGTGGCCGTGCCGTACTTGGGCGCGATGCCGAAGGCGTAGCGGACGTTCTTCAGGCAGAGACCGGGCTTGCCACCGTCGACCTGTTGAAAGGCGGGCGGGGAGTGTAGCCAGTTGATGGCGTCACGCGCGGCCATCAGGCGGCGTCCAGGCCGTCGTCCTGCGCGTCACCGGACTGCTCAACCACTGCGTTGTGGGGCTTGAGCCAACCGGCCACGAACGCTACAACCGCGGTGATTGCTGCGCTGGTGTCGGGGTCAGGTGCGTGACCGGCGGCTGACAAGAGGGCAACGATGATCGTTGCGGCAAGGGCCGAAAGGCCCGTGGCCGCCACCTTGGGGTGAACGGCCTTGAGGACTGCGAGCAAGCTCATGGGCCCAGTAGAACGCCTGGAGCTGACAGTCTCAACCACGAACACGCGTTCGAAAGAGCCAGAGCCCTT